CATGGCGTCCAAGGCTTCCTGACGCTTGGTCATGTAGCCTGGGCCAGTCGTAACCATCACGTCGTAGGTGCCGACGCTGGGGTTGTAGATTTTTTCAATCATCCCGCCGTTCTGGTCACGAATTTCCTTGACAGGCTCAGGCTGGGCGGGGTTGAACTTGACCATGCTGACTTCGCCGTCGATGCCAATAATGCGGGCGATGCGCTGCGTGTCGTAAATCTTGGGGATCATATCGACGATCTGCCGGGTGATGTGGCGGATCGCGCGGGCCAAGTTATCGACGTAGTGGTAAGTGCCAACGTCGCCCTGCTTCTCGCGGGCAAGGATGGCCTTTCCAGAGCGTTCGTTGCCCGCCATGCCCAACGAGGCGTCATACTGCCCCGTCGTTCCCTTGATGTCGTCAGCAGCCCCCATCTTGGCTTGGATCAAGCCGGTCTGAGGCAACGGAGGAGGCGCGCGCTGAGGCAGGGGGAGAACTGACCCAGCGCCGTCCGTCACGTCGGGATTGACTTCCAGATACGGCCAATTGGTCGTATTGGCAGTCTTCCACTGCATCTCGTACCCTTCAAACTGGCCACCATAGCCAATGAAAGGTGCCTTTGGAGCCAAAGCCAGCATCTCGGCTTCTTGGCTCGTCCAGTAGTTGTACATCCGCTGGGCATCCTTGGCATTACGCACAAGGCCAGAGATGTGCAGGCGTCCTTCGACTTCCCACTCGTTGCCGATGACGCGGACGACAGGAATCCACTTGCCCGCCCACTCGCGTTCGTCGAGGATGTCGAACCCGTTGGTCTTCATCCACATGACCTTCTTGCGGTCAACGATGCGGGTGCGGATAGGCTTACCAAACATCGCCGTAAGCTGCTTGTCCTGCGGCGTGCCGCTAAACGCAGTCTGGTTGTCTGGGTAGAGGTGCAGCGTGGCTTTTTCGTAGGTGTTGTAGAAGTATTCCGCGATGCGGATCGTGTCTTCTTGGAGCCACGACGACAGGCCGTCGTTGCCGACGCCTTGGCTGTACAGCGTGCTGATCGGCGATGCGTCGGGAAACATACGCTCGTATTCGTCGCGCAGGATGTCCTCGGTGACGAAGCACCACTCGGCATCCGCGCCGCACGGGTCTTGGATCGTCGGATCCATATAGACGCTGAACGAGTTGCGCACCCGCTCAATGCGGATGTCCTGATCGAACGTCTCGTCGTTGCAGTATTCCGTCAGCAGGCGGATGTAGCCCTCGCCGTAGGTCACCTGGTTGTCGCAGGCGGTGTCGTAGGCTACGTCGGCATCCGACATATACTCAATGTGCCGCACGACGCCATTGAAAATCTCTGCCACCTGAACGTCGGCGTTGTCATCCGCTGGGATGACCTTACCGCTGGGGCGGTTCTGGCGCTGCTCGTTAGTCACCTGACGGACGTGCTGCGGCAGCTTGTTGATCGTCAGGCACGGGCGCGCGTTGATCGTCTGGCCCTGCACCGCACCGCGGGTTGCCAGTACGTCAGCGGGCCACTGCCACTGGTTGTCTGGCGACCCGGCCATAAAGCGCAAATCGTCCAGTTCGTCCTCGCGGCTGTCGGAGTACGCCGACTGCGCCATCTGAAGCCGGTGGCGCATGGTAGCCATCTTGTTGTCGTCATCCTTTGATGACTTCGCCGGGTTAGACCCTACGTTTGCAACTTTTCCAGCCGCGACCATGCCTGTAGGATCAGCCATAATGTTACTTCTGACCCTTTTTAGCCGCGGCGCGCTTTGTCGAATACGCAATCGCTACAGCTTGTTTGATCGGCTTACCAGCGTTTACTTCCGCCTTGATGTTTTTGCGGAACGCTTCCTTGCTTGCCGACTTGACCAAAGGCATCTTACTTGCCCTTCTTCATAGGCGTCTCACGCATCCGCGTGGTGATGCTGATGATGTCCTTGCCGCCTGCGGTAGGCATAGGCTTGCGCGCCAGCGGGATGGCGTCTGTCTCGGCCTTGGGCATCTTTGGTTCCGCTGACATCTTCATGGTGGGCATCTTCATGGGAGTTGGGCGGCGCATTACTTACCCTTCTTAGCTGTCTTGGCGCTCTCTTTGAACGCCTTTGCCGTGGGCGCACCCTTGGCACCCACCTTACGCATCTTTTCGCCAGAACCAGCGGCAATCCGCTCCTTCTTGGCTGCAATATTTGCGTAGAGACCTGGCTTCTTCATTAGCATTTCCACCGTTTAAGGCTGGCCTTGGCACGTTCGCCGTCCTTGGCCTTTGCCGCTACCGCGCCCATCCTGGCGCAAAATGATGCCTTGCGGCCTGCGTCGGCCTTAGTCTTAGGACTAGGCGCTGGTGCCTTGAGGTTTGACCCGGTTTCCCGGTTGTACTTGGCACGGCCCTTCTCAGTCAGTCCCGCGCCCTTGGACACGGGCAGCTTTTCCCCGCGGCCCACGGCCAATGAAACAGACTTTTTCTTGTCGGCCATTTCAAGAACCCATCCAAGAATTAGTAACTCCGCTGGGAGAATACGCGCGCGTTCTCTTGTTGTCAACGCGCCCTTCGCGTGACGCTACAGGGAACGCGAACGTCACCGCGATGGCGTCGGCGGCATCTGGCGACGCCAGCCCGCGCGAACGCATATCCTTCTTCGACTCAAGGAACAGCGTACCCTTGCTGTCTGGCTTTGTCTTAGGCCCGATCAGGTCAGACTTCAGGAACCTGTCCGCTGGCACGCTGCCTGTCTTAAGCCAGTCACGCATCGCGCCCCACATCTCGGCGCGCTTGTTGCCCCACATGATCTGGTTCTTGGCCTTACTGCCGAAGTTGACGCCCCTGATCTTGTACCGCTGTTCCTTCAGCCGATCCACGACGCCCGCGCCCAGCCCGCCCTCGTCTATCACGGTCAGCGCGGGTTTGTACTCCTCTATGGCGTCGATGACGTGACCGACGACTTCCATCGTGTCTGCGCCGCGCAACCGCTTGATGTCGATGATGTCCCGGCCCTGCCGCACCGCGATGACGGTAGCATCCGATCCAAAGCGTGCCGGATCGACGCCGATGACGATGGGCGCGGTTTCGTCCTTTTGCCGGGGGCGCTTCATGGCGTCGTCGATCAGATTGACCGGGATGAACTGATCGTCGCCTTCTGACGGGAACTGACCATAGACTTCTACGTTGGCCTGGTAGCTATCCGCGCCGTACTCGTCGAGTATGCGCTGGTACAGGTTCTTGTCGGTTCCCTCGACATCCCGCGCGTCGATGTTGCTTGTGCGCCAGAACGCACGCTTGCTGTTAAACGCCTCGTAGAAGTAGCCGGTGTTGCGCCGGGGGTTGGAAAACGCGATATGAAAGCGGTGTGGCGTGTTCTCCGTGAAGAACCCGTCGCTGACCGACCAGATGCTGTCGGGGATGCCGCTGGCCTCGTCGAAGATCAGCATCACACCATCGTGGTTGTGCAACCCTGCGTATGCGTCTGGGTTCTCCTCCGACCACAGCCGCCCCTCGACGGCCCAGTAGCGCGTGCCTTTCTTGAGGTCACGCTCGACCAGTTCCGTTATCCACTTCGCGGGCATGATGCGTGTGGCGGCGATCTCAAACCAGTGGCTGTTGATGGCCATCGCCAGCCACTTGGTTATCTCGGCCCAGGTCACCGACCGAAGCTGCGCCTCGGAGTTGGCCGACACGATGGTCGTTGAGCCGATGCGCGTGGACAGCATCCACACCACTAGCCAGCTTACCAGCGCCGACTTGCCAATACCGCGCCCTGACGCAATCGCTAGGCGCATGGTGTCGTAGTCAATCTTACCGTCGTTTTGTTTGATGTGGTCACGCAGATTTACCAGCACCTCGCGCTGCCACTTGCGCGGGCCGGTAAAGTTCTCCAGCGGCGTACCTTTTTCACCCCACGGAAATGTCAGCAGTACAAACGCCAGCGGGTCATTCTTGATAGTCGGCGACCACAGCCGACTCATTAAGTCCATTTCCTCTGCTGCTGAGTAGATTGGCTGTTGCACTGGTGTTGTCCTCTATAGGCGTCACGTCCGTGTACAGCCCCTCAATCACACGCGTCTGCGCGCGCTCCAAAGCGCCCGTGATGCTGATCTGCTGGTCGATGTTTACGTCAATCTGCTGCTTGGCCACCCACCCATGCTGATGCTTGAGGATGTCAAGCGCGGCCTTAGCGTCGCCCGCGGCGGCGGCGTCGTACAGCGTCTTGGCGGCGTTGAACTCGCCCTCGGAACGGCCCTTCATCTCGGCCATCTCGACCAGCGGGTCAAACTCCTGAAGGCGTCGGTATTGGCTAGGCGTCAGGCCAGCGGCCATCGCCAGGCTGTCGCCCTTCAGGCCATAGCGCGCGGCTGCATATATGGCCTCCAACCGCGCCTCGGTTGCTTCGGGCCGTTCAGGTGTAAAAGGCAGAGAGTAGAAACTCATGGTGCGCGACAGTAACCGTTGCGGGTGACGTGGGCAATATGCAAAAAATTGTGTGCGTGGGGTTATATCAAAAAAAATAAAAATTGTTTGCGAACCCTGCCCGTGACAGTCACGCGTCCGTCGGCCCCCACCCCCCCCACCCAGATTTCGCCAGCAAGCCGACGGCTGCGACCTTGGCAGGATTGCGCGCGGTCATTTGCCCTGGCTTGGCGTCCTTGGCGACAAAACACCTGGTCGGCTGGCGCGCCAGCTTGCGCGGTCATTGCTGGGCGTTCTGGGTAGCGACATAGCAGGTCGCTAGCCGACTGGTTATGTCACGACCTAGAACGCCAAGAATGCGCGTGCGCCTGGTTCGCAACAAAATGTGTTTCTTGGCGGATTGGCGGTCTTGGCAGCCTGTTTTCAGTCGCGGCCAGAATACACAGGGGATATGCACATATCTATATATATACCTTTTTCTTGCTTAAAAATAACAGCAATAATTAGACAATCCGCCAAGCGTCACCAACTAACCCCTTGATCCGCCACGCTTACAGCCCCGCAAAACATGGGTTTTTTCCTGGTCGCTTGTTACCTAGCTTTTCACCCAAAACGCCCACAAATCACCCCTAACATTACAAATTAGTAATCTTGCACAAAAAGGTGTTGCGGTATAGTCCGCCGTTAGTATGATGAGGCAACACCACGAGAGAAAGGACACTCCGCTATGTTCACCATCACCACCTATCACGATGATCGCTATCATCCGTTGCACGGCGACACTTACACCGCCGCTGACGTAGCCGCCGTGTTGGTCGAGCTTGCCGACGTCGCCGCTGACGATGTCGCCGACGAATTCGGTGGCGAGCTTGGCGATGTCATCGCCGACTTGCCGCGCGGCTGTCGCATGATGCTGCCCGGCGATATGCGCAACATCATGATCGAACGCACTGCCTGACACTCACAATCAACGAAAGGACACTTCACCATGACAACCGACCTTGACCGTGACTATTACCGCGCCTGTCCTGATAGCACGCTTGTTGAGATGGCGCGCCATAGCGACAGCGAGTTGGCCCTAGTGCTAGGCGAGGCGCTGGCGGAGGCCCTGAGCATACGCAAGAATGATAGCAACTACATAGACGCCTTAGAGGCTAACGTGGCGCGGCTGGAACGCGACCTAAGCAATCTGCAAGATGCCTTCGGCCTGATATGATTGCCGCGCTTATGGGGCTGCTTATGGCCCTGCTAATTCTAATTTGGGAGGATTGACCAATGACCCGATACATCACCATCGCCGCGCTGATCGAGCGTGACCGCCGCAACCGCCAGCTTGCCCGCGTAGCCGCCACTGTGGCCGGTGCTGGCCTTGTGCTGGCGATCCTGGCCCTGCCGATCGGCTGGGCGCTGACATGGTAGACCCCGAGCGCCCCGGCAAGCGCCACCTCACCTTGCGCCAGTCCATCATAACCATGCTGCTGGTGCTGGCCATTGCCTTCGCGCCTTGGATAGCCGCCATCCCATATAGATAGGAAAATGACCTATGACTGACGAAATCCAGAGACTGAAAGCCGAAATGCAAACCGCATGGGATGCATGGGACGCTGCCGTTCGCGCTGACCGCGCCGCGCCGACTACGACACCCCCCGCGCCGCGCAAGCCAATTCGCATGACTGACGAAATTCAGAAACTAAAAGCCGCTGCTGACGCCGCTTGGCGCGTCGCATTGGACGCCTATAACGCCACACTGACTGACTACGCCGTCGTTCCTGCTGGCGACCCACATGCCGCTTACGACGCCCGCGCCCGCTATTACTCCACCCTGGCCCGCTATTATGACGCCCGCGCCGCGTATTACGCCGCCCTCGCAGCGCAAAAGCAGGAGCAGACCGATGACTGAGATTGAGAAGTTGAAGGCCGACCGCGACGCAGCCCACGCTGCCGCCGACGCCGCCCGAAACGCCGCCCTTGACGTTGCTTACGCCGCTTTCGATGCCGCAGCCATCGCCGCCGACGCCACATACGACGCCGCCATCGACGCCTACCTCGCCGCCAACAAGGCATACAACACCGCTCTCGCAGCGCAAGCTAAGGAAACTGACCAATGACTGATCTAGAGAGACTGGAAGCCGACCGCGACTCCGCCCGTGTCACCTTCGACGCCTTCGACGCCATAGAGGAGTACAAGCCTGCGCTAACCGCCATCGCCGCCTACATCGCCGGCCTCGCATCACTCGACGCCGCCCTCGCAGCGCAAACTAAGGAAACCCCCAATGAGTAAGACACATGGCGAAACGGATAATCGACTACACGCCCGACCCGCTATTCAGGACGCCGGGGTTGCCTCGCATCCTGCAATTGCGACAGATCAAAGCGCAGACATATATGACCCCCGGCGAGCAGCGGGAGTTGCGAAAATTGGAGGAAACCCAGCAGACAATGGAATTCCTGTTTCACCGGGGGAAACGTCGGGCAGCCCGAAGAAAGCAATCCGCCGCTACCCCGTCCGAAACGCCATAGTACACGCCGCGCGAATGGAGAAAGCCAACGAACGCCGCCGCCTGGCAGTAGCCGCGTATGAGGGTGGTATGCGCTTGGGGGCTGTTGCCCGCGACTATGGCGTCAACCCCCGCACAATCTTGGATTGGAGCGCGCGGTTCAGGCCAGCGGACACGCCGCGCCGCCGCCCTGACAAGAGCAGGCCGGTCGAGATCGTGACCGACTACGACAGCGTTCATGTCGCCGGTATCAACCGAGGCGCTGGCGGGTCGATGTCCGACCATCAGGTGCGCGAGGCTACCGTGCGGCTCGAAAAGTCTATCATCGCGTTGCAACGCAAGCGCGGCTGGCAAACATTCACCTACGCAAAAGGAGCATGACATGACACAGGAAGTTGAGATACTGCACCGCAGCGCCGTCGCCTTGGCCGCACTGGACGCCGCCAAGCGCGCCGCCCGCGCCGCAGAGGACGAGGTGCGCCGGATGTGCCGCGAGTACGAGCAAGCGAACGGCTGTCGCGGGCTGGCCCCGTTTCACCTGGCGCAAGCCTGCCGCGCAAGGGGTATTGCAGCATGACCGTGAGCGAGGGCTATCAGGACGGTCTAGCAGGCCGCAACTGCGCCGACGATAGCGCCGACTATATGCGGGGCTGGGTGATCGGCTGGCGCGAACGGATGCTGGCTTGGAACAGCCTGAGCCAGCCCGCCGGTGACGTGTGAGCAGTTCCAGCGCGTCACTGCCGCGCCACTATTACGTCTGGGTTGACAGCGCCTTCATCCGCGAGGGCGGCGTTGGGTTTGAACCAGCCGTCTGGTTTGGCCTGCACAGTCACCCCGGTCGAGCTTGGGGCTGTCATGTGATGCTTGAGTGTGGTGCGTTCTACCGTGGCCTGCCGCCTCACGCTATTGCGTTCAGACCCGAGCCGCGCTGCGCCGACTGGTCACTGCAACAGGCGCAGATATGGGATTGCTACGGTCGCGACTTCGCGTTGCTGGTCTATAGCTATCTGGACGGGCTGCGCGTCCGCGTCAAAGGCGGCGAGACTGGCGAGTATCTGTTCACGGCGGTGCCGCAGGGCGATGCGTATACGCACGACCCGTCGCAGGGTAAGGAATTTATGTTCATCCGCACCGACCGTGACCGCCTGGTCATCGTGCCGACCAACAATCTGTTGTTTGAAGAACGGTCGTTTACCGACGATCAGGGCTGCCCGCGCCTTAAGCGGTCAAGCGAAGTCTGGTCATGCGAATGACCCCCTTGCACTCTAATCTTTAGCGTGTAAGATCACCATCCAAATAAAGGACATTACAATGCAACACAGTAAGATCGTCGGCGGTTCGACCGCCAAGCGCGTCATCACCTGCCCCGGCAGCGTGGCGCTGGTAGACAAGATGCCACCCAGCCCGAGCAGCAGCTACGCCAATGAGGGGACGCTACTGCACGACACCATCGCGGACGTATTGGACGGCAAAGGGACGCCCGCGAATCATTTGGGCCGTGTCCATGCGGGCATCACATTGACGCAAGACCTTATTGACGACAAGCTGCGCCCCGCGCTTAACGCGCTGGACGAGATCGACCCCGAAGGAAGGATGGTATATGCTGTTGAAAGCACAGTCGGCTTTGGTGCTTTTATACCTGACGTTTTTGGCAGCACTGATCTGCTTGGCCGGATTAATAATCGTGCCGTTGTATTGGATTGGAAATTTGGATCAGGCGTCGCCGTGGAGGTCACGGAAAACGCGCAACTGATGTTCTACGCCGCTGCTGCGATGCGGACGGAAGCAACGCAGTGGGCGTTTGATGGCGCGACCGAGGTTGAACTGATCATCGTGCAGCCGCCCAGCGTCAAGCGGTGGGTGACGACTGTTGAGCGCATCAAGGCGTTCGAGCAAGAGTTAGCCGGGGCAGTTAAGATCGCCATGAAGCCTGGTGCGCCGCTGGCCGCTGGCGACCACTGCAAGTGGTGCACCGCTAAGCCTGTCTGTCCGTTGCTGACCGGCGCTGTTGACCGGCTGATGAAGACCAAGCTGGACGCCATCCCGGCGGATCAGATCGCGCACTATCTGGATCAGGTGCCGCTGGTCGAAGAATTTATCAAAGGTTTGCAGGCGCTGGCGCAGCAGATGCTGGAAGAAGGTGCGCCCGTGGGCGATTGGAAGCTGGTGCCTAAGCGCGCGATACGCCAGTGGGCTGACGAGGCCGAGGCGGAGGCGTTCCTGACGCGCATGGGCGTCGAGGCTTGGAGCGAACCCAAGACAATCACCCCTGCGGTTGCCGAGAAGGCGCTGAAGAAGTTAAAAATCGAATTGCCAGGTGACCTGACGGTCTCTGTCTCCAGTGGTAGCACTCTCGCGCCGGGGAATGACCCCCGACCGGCGGTGTTGCAAATCGGCCATACGCTTAAGAAGGCAATGGCTAAAATCCAGTAGAAGGAAATACAATGTCGAACGTATCTGTTTTCGGCGGTGCAAATCTGCCGTCCGTGAAGTCGCTGTCGTCCGCGCTGCGGTCGATTGAGTCGTCGGCCAGCGCCACCGGCATGGCCATCCTCAAGATGGACAAGACCGGCCATTGGGTCTTCGGTGCCGATCAGACCGAGGTCGAGGACGATAGCCTGTGGGCCATTAATCCGTTCAGCTTCGTGCATGGCTACATTGCATGGGGCGACGGCGAAGTGCTTAGCGAGAAGATGGTCAGCGTTGCTGAACCCCTGCCTGAACTTGACCCCGCCCCCGGCGGTGCCAAGCGCGGCTGGGAAATGCAGATCGGCATGACGCTGGCCTGCACCAACGGCGAGGACGAGGGTCTCCAGGCCCGCTACAGCGTCACCAGCGTCGGCGGCAAGCGTGCCGTGCAGGCTCTGGCCGTGGCCATCGCCGAGCAGGTCGATAAAGACCAGACCAAGCCGGTGCCGGTCGTGCGCTTGAAGAAGGAGCATTACCAGCA